TTGTAGAGGGGTTTGCTTCCTTAAACAATGTAATCACTTGCGTTGTCGGGTTATAAGAACCACGTCGGACAGTCCTGCCCCAGCCGTGCGCCTGCGCTCCCTCTCCGCTGCCGATTGCTTCCAAACTCGGACGGCCATAATCAACACGACTGCCAGCATACGCCCGCTGATAATAAATATTGTCATTCCTTGGGTCAAACATCCCGCGGTTATAGACGGATTTTGATAGTTCTACATATTTTTTGGCTTTTGTTATTTCTCCCCCCTTTAAATCAAGTTTATCAGCTAATTCAACCAAACTTTCCTGCCATCGATTATCATAGTCAACCCAAAAATCAATATCTGGCCTTATATAATCGGCGCTATGTTTCCGATGATCTCTTATACTTAATGTAACAAGACTATCCGCAAATGCATTTTCATAGGGCGTACCCTCTAAATCCATAGTAATATATTGACTACCTGTATTTGCCGTATATGTATTTGTTACGGATATATTATTTTTCTTTAATATATTTGTTAAATAATTAAGTGTTATTTTTTTAGGTAATTTCAGGTTTGAAAGTTCTCGCTCTTTCATCTCTATTTTTAAATTGTATGCTTCTCCTGATGTCGGTTTATATCCTGCTCCCAAATCAATCATTGCAATAGTTCTAACCATTGAAGCTAAATTGTTATTATATTTTTTCAAATGATTTTCATACACATCAAGAATAGCCTCTTTGTTTTCTTGGGGATTATTCAATAACTTTTCAAGCTGTTTATTAGAATAAGGCTTACCATTCTCATCAACAACCTTACTATTTCCAAACCTTTTCTTAAACTCAGGCGTGTTTATATCGGCCATGCCGTCCTTATAAGGTATATATCCCTCATCCCCCGGTCTAAGCTGATCGGTTTGAAAAGGTATATCAATTTCTTGTCTTTGGGCTTCAGCTTCGTTAAGGCGAGCAATTTCCTCTTCGGTTAGTTCGCTCTCGTCAATAACTTCGTCCTGAGGTGATGGGTAACGCTCATCAATAATCGTCAAGCCTTTCTCTTCAAACTGCTCCAATGGTGTTTGGCCTGTTTCGTTATACATAACTTTTGTAAAGTTTTCTACCAACGTTGAGGCCACTTCAGCGGTTTCTTCATCAAGTCCGCCCTCTTTTATGGCTGTTTCTTTGAGTGTCTGTTTAATATCAAAAGCTTCAGCGACAACATCTTTTTGCATAGCTTCATTAAACGCCTTTACGTCATCCTCATAAGATCCGTTTAATAAGGTTGATTGATCTGCTTCTTTGTTTACTAATTCAAGCAAATCACGGCGTGCATCCTCATTACTGTAAGCTGCATCGTCTACGAGTTGCTGAGCCTTTTCCTCAGTAAATCCCTTTTCAACAAGTCTATCTTTAGCTTGTTTCTTAAATGCTTCAGTTGATGGGATAGATACAGCACCGCCACCGACACCGACAATACCACCAATAACTCCGGAATAAATAACTCCCTTAGCAATATCCCACCACTCCGTATTGCGTTCGCCTAATAGCTTCATAGTTACTTCTTCTACGGCTGTTTGGCTTGCTTCTTGAGTAAACTCAGTAGCACCTTGTTTTAATAAGTAAGAACTTATCTTTTTTGTGGCCGCATTTTCAAACCATAAGTGAAGCCCTACTCTTTCTAATGCTCCCTCCGCAATACCTAAGCCAGTACTAATTGCCGCAGTTCTATCAATATCTACTCCACGCTCACGCAGTTCCTTATTGATGCTACCAAATTGAGATACGCCAAAAGCACCGGCAACGGCTGATGGGTTACGAGTTAAAAACGATAAACCTAACGCACTTACTAAACTACCACCGGCACGGCCTAAGTCTGCAATAAATTGTCTGTCTTTTTGATCTGATGCATATTCATATTGCTTAAACCACTCAGCATTTTTTGCTCTTAAAGCGTTTGCACCCTCAGCTAATCTTTTATCAAACTCAGGATCTATACCACCTAATGCCTTAAATGCGACATATTCACCGCCGCCAATAATAGCATCTCCTAAGCCTTTTGGCAAATCAAGCAAGCCGTTCCATGCGTTACGAGAAAATGTTGATAATGGGTTGCGTTTAAGATCTTGATAATGGTGTTGGATTTTTCCGAAGTAATCACGATAATCCTTTTTTTCTACCTCAGTTTCATAAGAATAGCGAGCATCTATACCGTCATCAAAACCGCTGATATTGATGCTATCACGCTTGTCAGACAAATAAGCTCCCATCTGTTCATCGGTTACAACTTCCCAATTATCAATATTTTCCATATTATCCTCGTACTAAAATCTTATTTATCGGCATACCACTTGCATCTCTGTATATCTTGTAAATCTTTCCGTCAGGAGAACGTCTATACTCTCCGCCAGATCCTTTTATGTTTCTTGTACCCTTGCCTTGTGAGTATGAATAAATATTATTACCCATTACAACATTGTCAATATCTTTTCCCAATAATAGAGGATCTTTATCGGCAAGATAATCTTGTTTAATTCTGTTTGAAATGTTTACGATAATGTTCTTATTGTCGCTATCATACCCCTCACTTGGATCTAATCCTTGCTTATTCAGCATATCGTAGGCTTGATTTAATATATATGCTTTGGTCTGATTATCAAAGTTTCCGTTTGGATCTAGCTCATATAATACCTTTTGATAAACTTTACCCATGTTTGGATCGGGCAACCCCTCTTCAGGATCATAACTGTTTACCAAATCAAGCAACGGATTGACTGTTTCGGCTATATACTTTGCATATTCTTTGTCGGTGATCTTGTTATTTATGCGGTAGTTCTTAATAACATCACGATAAGCCAAAACATCTCCGACACTTATGCCCTTTGCGGTCTTTCCCTTTTCGCCCTTTTCTTGAGAGAAAATTGTGGTCTTGCGAGTGTCAAGCTCATTAATTGCTACTAAGTTCTCAATAGCTTTTATGTTTGCTTCTTCCGGGCTTAAATAATCGTTTTCTTCTATCTTAGTCATGTAATCTTTTGTATAGCTTTTAATCTCTCTAAATACGTTCTGATCCATAAACGTTGATAATGGCTTATAAAATATCTCTTCTTTGTCGTCTTGGCTTATCATGCCCGATTTTACAAGCACGTTGTCTGTACTAAGATCGTTATAGAAATTAACCTTTTCATAGTCCGGCAAGTCATTAAAATAAGATTTGATGCTATCCGTTTGTACTTTTCTCAAGCTATCTCTTATACGTTCCTGCTGAAGAGGTGAATATATAAGCGTTCCGTCCTCGTTTCTTGCAGAAAGTGTGTTTTCTATGCCATCACGAGAACGCACAAAATTAACAACGTCATCCACCGTACTATCCGGCGTAAGCATATTATAAAACGAGTTAGAGTACATATTACTCCAATTAACCATCATTTGCTCGTTTTGTTCTCTTTGCTGAATAAGACGGATGCGTTTTTGATTGCTTCTTGCACGGTTTAAATAGCTTTGGGATTCTACCAAAAAATCCGCCTTAAATCCTATTTTAGTTTCAATATCTGGGATCTCAGCACTCATTTTGTCATTAAGGCCGTTAAACATTTCCTGAAGTTTCTCAGGATCATTCTGATTTTCGTTAAACATATCGGCCATGCTTTGAGATGCAGACAAGTGAAGCCCTTTTGAATATACATCAAAGGCTTCAGCTTTTTCTCTTTCAGCGTTTCTTTTTAGCTCTTCCGTATTATCAAAGACATTGTTAGCTAACTGAGTTACACGGAAGCTACTTTGAACTACGTCAGTTGTTTCTTTCTTTTCGTATATCTGCCCCATGATTATCTCCCCATCGGTTTTCTAGCCGGAGCTGATGTTTTAGGATTCCACCCTTGCTCGCCAATACTTGAACCTTTTTTATAATCTGAATAACCAGTCGCTACGCCTGATATTCCTTTTAAGAACCCACTAACAAGAGAAGTTTTTGCGTTTCTCTTCATTAGCTTTGCTTGCGATCTTAAATTATCTGCTTTCATCTGAGCGTTTAAATTGCTCTTGCGAATATCCTCACTTAATTCCCCAGATGAACGCTGAATATTATCTTGCAGATTAGCTGAGGTTACCTTAACACCACGAGCCGCAGCGTTGTAGGTTGCATCACCAACCGCACCGATAAATTGTCGCCTTAAATTATTTGCCTGCTGTTTTGCCTGAAGCTCAATACTTTCGGCTTGTATTTGCAAGTTTCCGGCTTCTGTCTTTAATGCTCCATAATTTATATATCCATTAGCCATATCGGCAAATCCGCTTGCCATACTTTGCATGCCGGAAAGTTTTAATTTATCTGCAACAAAACCCCTCGTTTCGTTATCAAAAAACTCATTACTCATTATCTTCCCCCATAATTGATATTTAGAAGAATAGAAAGAACCTCAACCTTGTTAAATTCGCTTTCAATTCTGAACTTCACTTTCTTACCATAAGAACTAACTGCAAAAAAGTCAAAAATATTATCATTAGAATATTTTTCAACGCCGTTTAATTTTATCTTATTAGTGTCTTTGGTAGTGATAACCGCTTTTGATATTCTCTTAAATATGGATGTACTCCTACCATTAATAGATATATCGTTGCTATCCAACTCAGAACTAAACGCAAAACCAATATTACAGTTTGTGTTTGCATCATATCTTAAAGTTACTGTTCCGTTTTCAACAAGGTATTTTCCTAAATTGTCCTCACCAGAATATACATAGACATACTCGCCATTATAATCCTCAAGGCCGGTAATTGTTTTTTCAACATACTTTTCAATCGTTAAGTCTGTTTTTGCGTTGTCATCAATAACTTCCAAATATATTTTATTATTAAGATTAACCAACAAATAAGTTTCATCAATAAGGCTACATACTGAGAATATTTTGCCTACCATGTTGAAGATGCTTGTTGCATTGATCTCTTGTTCAAAGTTCAAAGAAGTTATAAGCATACGGCCATCTTTTAATACGATATACAGATAATCGCCCTCATCTAGTGAGCTGTTATCATCAATTTCAATATCAACAGGATCTGAAATTAAGTTTCCTAAAATACCAATATTAGAGGTTGTGTATGCTGCTTGATTGTAGTCGTACACATAACTCAATAATGATCTTCCGTTCTTTTCAACAAAGAGAGTTACACCGCCTAAATTCTTCGGTGACAATCCAATATCTGAGCCGTTTGATGTATTCTTAACAACTGAAAAATCATTAGGCGTTAGCTTTCCCTCAGGTGCTGTCCACTCATCACCAGACGTAAATATTTGAAGTCCACGATTAGAAAGCATGTTTACAATCTGATTTTCAGTATTTAGATCTTGATTGATGCCATCATTATCATGGTTTCCGGCATTGTTAAAGTCGTTATAAATACCTACTCTTGTAGCCCAAATTGTACTAGGACGTTGTGCAGATCCGCCAAACCACAAGCGTTGCTGATAGAATAGGCAAGATATAGGCCAACCTCTTTCATCGCTCCAAACCTTTTCCCAACCTGTTAAATATTTCCACTTTGTTATCTTTTCTTTATTCAGAAATGGGATCGTTGTGTAACCTATAACTTTAGTGGCTGATACATACTCAGTTATTTTTAAACGGCCACCGTTACCATCAATTTGCTGTCCTACTGAACCCTTGTTAAATACATTGCTATCGGCGGTAATAGTTACAGTTCCCTCTTCAACACTTGGAGTAATACCTACTGTTTTCTCTTCCTCTTTTGTGGTGTCAAAATTATGATATGGAACATTTTTTAATGGAAATTTTTGAAACAACCAGTCGTTACTTGTACGTCTTAATTCACGAGGTTTTACTCCTGCCTCAGTAAATACTATAACGTCCTCGTTTTGCGACCACTTAACCGAGCGTATATCCCTAAAATATAATTCAGGATCTATGTTTATTTGTTTCGCCATGTTTCTATTTTCAAAAATCAATATCTTTTTTTCAGATAGAACGATCAAGTTCTTTTGTGTAATATTGTAAATAAACGGCACTAGCTTATAAAATTCATACTTTGCGTATAAATTATCAAATCTGAGCTTTGTCTTTACTGGAGAGCCAAAATATCTAACTCGCAAATACCTAATATTTTTCGCACTAAGCTTTATTGATGGGATTGCTTCATTAGTTACCTCATACCTTTTATCTGCCGACCATACAACACCATTTGAAGAAGTTGAAAAACCTATTATACATTTAGGAGGATTAGCCGACACGATAACATTTTGAGGGCTTTCCGGCTTATATTTATACGTTGCACTTGTAAACTGAGTACTTGTGATCTTGCCGAGATTGTTTGTTGTCGGTGTAATTTTTGTTTCTCCGCTTAATACATCACCTGTTACGGATAACGTACCGCTAAAAGCTAAACCGCCGTTTATAATGTTTACTTTTGTTAATGTTGCTTGATATTGTGTGCCTGTTTCGGTAAATTCAGCGGTTAATTGTGGCTTTTCAAAATCAAGACGTATGTTGCTTAAATATATGTTTGCCTCAGATCTTACCGGCTTCATGAAAGCACCGCTCATCTTAAAGCCATTAAGCTCTCCGGTTCCGTTTGCTTCCGCGCCCTTACTAAATAAAATTCTATAATAAATAAAATCTTTTGGGGTGTTTATTGTATATTTTTTTTCTTCGCCAAGCGTAAATGTTTGTGCTGTTTGTGTATCAATAGTTTCCCAATCCTTATTGTTATTAGATCCTTGAAATTTCCAAGCAGATGGATATTCGGGCTCTACTGCGTTGTCTGCTTTTAGATAATATTTTTTTACTGCAAAAGGTTTTGGATATTGTTGTTTAATCCAATAATTTGCCCAACGTCCTACTGCAAAAGAACCAGTTGTATAATTAAATACTTTGTAAATATCTGCCTTATTTCGGCTATCGCTAACCTTATAATAACCCATATCATTTTTTGTATATGTCGGGCTTACGTTTTTGTCATAGACCTCTATTTCAGTGCCTAAATCAAAAACAACTAAGGTGTCGCCGTCTTTATTACCAGAAAGAGAAGAGCTTACAAAATTATTGTCTGAGAAGCTTCCGCTTGTTTGTGATGCGGTAAATTGCATATTTTCAGCTAAATCTAATTTTTGAATAAGTTTAGTTCCTCTCCGTGTTCTAAATCCACCATAAGGAGTACAAACATAATTCCTAATAAGCTCCGCAGAACTATCATAAGTCGGTAAATCTGTTCTCTCAGCAAGCGAGCCAGTTACCATACCTTTAGTAAACTTTATCTTTTTTTGGATCGTTCTAGCCATTATTATCTCCGAACATCAATAAAAACGCCGGTGTCAACTTCTCTTACTCTTTGTTGACGTGCATCTATATTCGTTGCATTAACCCACTCAAAAGCTTCTCTCTTGTCTAATATCTGCAATAAGTCCGTGTCGCCGGTTACATCCATACAAAGATCAAGAGCAAGCTTAAACTTAATATATTCTATGAAATACTGAGGCAGTTTGTTCTCTTCAACATACCTTGTATATTCAATAAAACATTTATCGCTTTCAGTATTTATCACCTTGTCAACAAGGTTTAGTTCACGATCACGAATTACATACGAATATCTATCGTTTGAGTAACATCCTCTTAAATACAAAAAATCAGATGGCAGAGTAAAGTTGTTTTTATAACGGCCTCCGACAACATCTGTACTTTTTTGAAGTTCAATATATTTACGAGCAAAGCCCCAACGATAGCGTTGAAGCGTATGATACATAACTTGAGGATAAATGAAATTAATCTTGAGTACATCATGCTCTTGAGAAGTGATGAAATTCGGTTTATCAGATCTACCCAATAGACTTAATGCCAAATATTTTATATCATCTGCGTTTAATGTGTCCATATCATCACCTAAGAAAAACAGGGAGGGGCGAACCCTCCCCTTTATTATGCACTAGCAGGAACAGCCTTTAAAGTTGCTGCACCGTTTGTAACGGCAGAAACATAGTATTCAGTTCTTTTATGATTTGAAGTGCTTACTACTGTTACATAGTCATTTTTTGCAATGCGTTGATCTTTGATAAATCCTGCACTAGTAACATCATCACCGGCAGTATTATCATACAACCACAATGCAGGTGTTACGCCAGTACGAGCGTTGTTGGCATAACACGACAATTTTTCTCTTGAAAACGCCATTATGCTGCATCCTTTTTAGAGATTACACCAACGATGCCCTTGTTATCAATAACAACAGCACCGGCCGAGAAGTCACCACCTACAAGATAAGCTTTCTTTTCAGGAATCCAATCCATAGAGGTTTCTAAGTCTTGAGCTTTAGAGAAGCCCATAGCTCTCTTGTGCCAACAGAACCCAGTCACATCGTTACCAGATACCGGCAAACCGCCCTCATCACGAGTAGCAATCATAACAAACTCAAAGCCCATGAAAGAGTTAATTGAGCCGTTTACTAATGCTTTAACAGAGTTGTAGTCTTGTGAAGTTACTTGAGTAGTTTTCAACAAGTCTGCCAACTGCTGAGCGGTGTGTGCAAAATAACGTTCATTAGATGGCACGCCATTAGCATTAAGTTTAGATGCGGCTGCGATCAAAACATCAACAGTCAAAGCGGTTTGTGTAGTACCAACTTTCATATTGGCCTTATCATAACCGGCCGCCATCTTGTCAATAATGATTTGATCCATACGCAAACCTAAACAGTCTGCTGCAACTTCAGCAAGTTCGGTAACTTCACTGAAGTTAATTTTTTTCATATCAAACTTATCAACGTAGTCGTATGCTTCCCAATCTTCAAGATCGCACCATACTTGGCTATAATCTACGTTCATAGCTGTAACATCAGCACCCGGAATATGTTGGGTTGCCATGCCTTTTGCTTTTTTACGGAACGCTACACGCTTGCCGACAATTTTACCAGAGGTATATACTTTGTCAGAAAGTTTAGAAACGTCCCCGTATGCTCTCTTGACTTCGCTATCATAGAAGTCCTGAAAGACTTGAGAGATTTTTCTAGACATTTATCAATCCTTTGTTAATTTAAACCAAAATTTAAAACAAAGATTTCAAAAAATAAAGCCTCTTACTAAAGGGATGGCAAGCCATTAGAGCCTTGTTCGTGAGGGTTTTTCTCCATCTATTTAAAATCATAAACATAATAATTTTGCACGTCAACTAGATTTTGTCAGGTTGTGGCAATTTTCCTGCACGTCCGGCTTCAATACGTTTCTGCATAATTTCAAAACGTCTTGCTTGTGTGGTGTCTTTTGCGTAGTATTCACGAGCCAACTCAGTATCACTAGGCAAGCCACCAGATGCACCAGATGCAGGGATAATGTTATCTCCGGCGTATTCTCCGCCAAAGTCTAAACGCATTTTATTAATGATATTTACGGCAGATGCTCCTCTTGTGTCCATGAACTCAATCAAAAGGTTGCGTTCCTCTTCGTTAAATCTGCTATCATTTTTTACAAACGTTACGTTTGCTTTAATAATTCTGTCAGCATCTGCACCGAGTTTTTCTTTTTCAGTACGCACAAATTCCTCGTTGCGAGCTTTTTGAGTTTCAGGATCTTCCACAAGGCCGTTGTCTACCATCAATTTATTGAAAGCATCTTTTATCGCCTTGCATTGATCTTTAGTCATGCCGTTTTCAAAAGCAAGTTTATCAATAGCTTTTAAGTTTGCAGCAATACCCTCTTTGTAGGCTTCGTTTTCATAAAACGACTTGTACTCTTCAGACGGCTCATATTCTGCATAATCCTCTTCTTTGTCAGGTACTGTGCCTTTTGTGGAGAGTTTTTTACGCATATTAGCTTCGTTTGTCTTTGCGGTTTCAACCTCAGATTTTAAAGTGTCAATACGTTCTTTTACTTTGTCAGCACTCAAAGCACCGTTGTCATACAATTCGGCCTCCATACCCTCAGGAGGAGTGAATTGCTGTTCTTGGTCTGCTCCGTCAACGTGTGCATCGTTTTCAATAGCATCGTCAGCGGTTTCGCCGGTTAATTCTGAATCAATATCACTCATCTTCTTTACCTTTCTTTAGTGGTTTATTAAGTAGGGTTTTTATTTCTTGCACAACCCTATATTTTCCCAAAGCATAATAATCTACGTTTGGGTTAAAGTTTGGCTCTCGTGGGGCATAAGTTCTTTCCATATAGTCTAAAAGTAATTTACCCTCAACAGAGCCAAAAACTTTTTTATAGATGGATATTCTAAACTGAAAGTCGTTATCCATCGTTATTACCTTATCCTGCTTGGAGTTTGGCATCAGCTTTTCCTTTCTCAATAGCGTTTGATACGGCAATTTGTCTTTGTGCAGCAGCATCCTCAGCATCCGTCATATTTTGAGCTTCTTGTTGCTGAAGTGCTGTTATTTGTTCAGGAGAATTAATATAACTCTTCGGAACGCCCATTTTCTCTAACATGAACGGAACAAGTTTATTCATGTCTACGCACTTAGCCGCATACAATCCTTGAGGATCAAACTGCATCAATAGACTTAATGCGTTGATTGTGTTTTGCACTTCCGTCATAGACTGTTGATTAGCTAACTGAGTATTTACAACGATTGTGTAACCAAAGCCGTTAAAATCACGCACGTCAATATCTCTCTTGATATAGCCAAAGTGCTGTAACACTTCCACAATACGCCTAATAAGAGGATACATCAACTCAGTCATAATGCGGCCAAAAGAGTTTGATAGAATAGACTTCAACTCATTAGCACGCTCCGCAATTTCCGTAGCTGTTAAATCACGGCTTGGATCGTTCGGTATAGTGCTATCCATCATGTTACGTTTAATATTCATTTCCATACGTTCTGTTTGGTATGCTTGAATATCGTGAGTTACATTGACAGGTAATTGAGTTATTGTCGGGTTGTTTGTAGCCGTTGACGGTACCATGTTAATTGCACCGGGCTTTAATACAAAGTCGTCAGGATCAAAAGAAGCATCTTGTTGGGCTAAGAAACAAGGTATTGTAAACGCCAAAGCACGCAAAGAATATTCAATAATTCTGTTAAGAGTTTGAACGTCTTTAATACTCTTCAGGCCTAAGCCACGCCCATATACTTCGCCACTGCACTTTGTCCATCTCAAGATAATAAACGGATTAGCAAGATATTCTTTTTCAACAAGGATCTTTTCGCCATCTTTGAGAATAACAGTATAACGCCAGATCTTTTCGTCATAGTCGTAGTATGTACTTTCAACTAGATCAAGATCGCCTTTCTTGTCGTCCTTTTCCTCAAACTTTGCAGACGGCCATTGTCTTTTGATTAGTTCGGACTTCATCTTAAACTTACGATATACTTCGCCTACTTCGCCGAATATACCCTCAGCAATAGCAAGCTCCTTAACCGGCACGGATATAAACCGCAACGGATTTTCTTGCGTTCCCTCCAATAATAACAGGCAGGCTGTACCGGCAATCAAGTCGTAGTAGAACTCAGTCATCACAACGTCAAAGTTTGATGTATTCTTAAATACGTTGCATATCTCAGCAATCTTATCAAGCTCTTTGTTAATATCGATTACATTGTCTTGACTTTGTTGTTTCATGAAGTAGCCGGCTTCTAATTTGATCCAATCAACTGTTACCGGCGTTAAAATATTCTGCACTCTATCAACAAAGCGATCGGCAACTTGTTCACCGATTGAGCTGTAAATATGATCGTGTACGTCCTCGCCTTGAGTTTTATCCATATCACGGGCAGGCATCATATACTCAAAAACATCCTCATAGAGATTGTTCCACTTAGCTTTTTTCTCGTACGCCTTGCCACAATCTTTTATAATTTGCTTGGCTGTTTTCTTCATAGCTTACCCCAATGTACTTTGTCCAGTTGTTAATCCACGCCCAACAGATGAAGTGCCTGATGTTGAATAGTCTCTGTCAAGCCCCATCTGATAACGCTGTTGGGAGAGTAGTCCTCGTCTATCGCTTTCCGCTCTTTGCTTTTCAGCGTTAATAGCTGCCTGCTGTTTCTTTTGTTCCTTTTTAGCTTCTTTTCTTTGTTGCTGCCCTTGATATATTGAATATCCGGCAGATACTGCTCCGGCGATTGCTGTTACTGCTGCGATTGTACTTGATATTGCTGCCATTAGTTTATCTCCTTTTTAACGGTGTCTGTTTTGTAACCAAATCGGGATAATAGTGATAAAAGTTTGTCATCCCGATAACCTATATTAGAACCAATCGTTACATATTTGCAATTATTTTCTTTTGCAGCTTGCTCCATAATGTCAATAATTTTCTTAAATAGTTTAATATCGCCACGATACTCCGGCCTAATATACATAAATAACTCACTACAAATAGTGTTACCTCTAAAGTCCGGGCAGAACATATAAGCCACAACTCCTCTATCGTCTGATAACTCTTCAATATGAAGTAGTCCGGCCTTTGCAAGCTCAATAACATAATTAACCGTATTGTCTAAGCTATCAAAACAATTAAGTTCTTCTTGTGCAGCCTCGCACCATTTTAAAATCGTCCGTTCCACTCTTTGCTCCTTTTCTGTATGTTTGCACCTTTTATCTTTCGTTCTATAAACGGAATACCACGGAAAGCATCACAATTGCTTACCAATATATCGTTTGCATAATAGCAATGATTATCCCTTACCGTAATATCATATACAGGCTTTTTCTGTTTGATCTTTTCTATTTCTATAATCCGCCCACCGTTTAAGATTAGCTTTTCTAAGCTGTTCTTTATTAGCTTCGCTGCCAATCCAATTATTATTTTTTGCATGCATTTTAAGATGTTCGCCAATAGACATAATACATAGATTAGTAATAGTGTTATTATCTTTATTGCCGTCTTTGTGATGAATTTGATAGCCTTTTGGTATGCTCCCATGATAATATTTCCAAATATATCTGTGCATTGAGCCGTATGTTTTGCTCCACCAATATCCATTTTCTTTTTTATAGAACTTCTTGTCATCAAACTTTTTGTATTCTCTATCCGTTTTATAGTGGTATGCACCCCTTTTGCGTATTTTCCAATTATTTCTTGAGAGGTTTCTAAAATTTCCGTCAATCGGATAAACTTCATTTTCTTGGTTTCCATCGCCGTAAAGTACTCTATGAAGCATTGTTTGCTTTCCGCCAATTTGCGACACATAAAATCCACGTTTAGACCAAAGCCAATATTTAACTCCTTTGTAGAGGATATAACATTTTCCCGACTTTTCGTCTTTGTTTTCAATAAGTTTTTCCATAATTTATTTCTCCTTGTTGCAATGATGTCATCATAACAAAGATTTTCCGCTTTTACAACCCCTCTAATCGTAAATATTTTATGATCTGGTGTAACTTCTATAATTTCCCCATTGTCTAATGTTATCTTTAATGTTTCAGAATACTTTACAAATCCACAATTATCAATATATCCGACTTCTCCATTGCCATAATATACTATATCGTCTTTTGTAATATCTTCTATGTTTTTATAACCTTTTGTTGTGTATATTTTTGTTCCAGCAACTAAACACGCATGAGAGGCCCAATCATGTAAAGGCGTGTTCTTAAAGCATTTTCTGTTTTCGTCATACTCACGGCGATATTGTTTAAGAGCCATAACGCCATCTTTGCAATGCTCCATATCAAACTTGCAACGGCTTAAAATACTTCTCACGTTCTGAATATCCGCATACACATCGCTTGTACGAGGTATAACGTCAACGTTTCTCAGGCCTAATTGCATAAGTTGATTTTGTATTGTAAGAGCTTTTTCCGTTGGTGTCAGTTGTCTTTGTACGCCATCGTGCGGTAGATGATGCCCGATGTAATTATAAGGCTTGCCAAGAACGACTGAAGCATAGTGTCCTAAGCTATAAGTATGATTTTCGTAGTAGTCTATAACGTGTATATTGCCATCAATAAACTGAACAAACCAGATCGCCATACTGTCTGATACACCAAGATCCCAGAACGTATGCACCAGATGGCTGTCATTATATGGCACTTTGCCTTGATTTTCTTTGAACTTATCAAGCATATCTGCATAGTATGCACCATAGATAGCACCGGCAAAAGAAACATAATACTCTTGTTGAATAATCTCTTCAGGCTTGCCACGCTCACGCTCTTCGTCTAAGTCGGCAGGATCAACAACGCCGGTGTCCTCAATAGTTTTTTTAGAAACATAATACTCAGGCCGCCTTTCAAGAAAATCCCACATCTCTTTAGCATGATTTTCGCCACGAGGTGTAGTGTTGAACATCACCCAACCTTTTGTTTCTTTCAGCATCGGCTCAAGAATAAGATCGTATAGGTTAGGCTTTTGAAGTGCTAACTCAGAAACAACGCATCCGGCAATACCAGATCCGGCAAGAGCGTCATAGTTATCACCGCCAAGAAATGAAATAATTGATCCGGGTTCGTTTGGGTTGTTTGGGTTGCGGAGAATAAGTTTCATTTCCGAATTGTTGCGTTTATATACAATCTCTTTCGGGATCATATCTAAGTACTTCACGCCTTTTGAAGTGATTCCCTCCCATATAGCACGCCTAACTTGATTTTGTTGCGGTAATAAATACCAGTAGTTACCGACACGCTCCATCGCCTTAGCCACGATCCATTGAAGAGCAAACAAGTCTTTTCCGGCTCGTCTATGCCACAACATAAAGCTTTTCTTTGTGTCATGCTCCATCAAATAATCCCAAGCTTCAGCTTGATAAGGTCTTAATGGCAATGTCGGTAACTCTATTCTCATTTTTGTCTAAGCCTTATTTTTTGAAAAGTATTTTCTCGGTGATTTTTGATACCACTTTTTTACAAGTGTTTGAAAAACAATGATTGTTGATTTTGTCAAAACCGCCTACAATACTATATCTCTTGTATCTTACCTTATCACCATAGCGGTTTATATCATCAATCCACACATCAACAATCTTAAAACCCATCTCTTTTAATTCAAATATCCTTGTGCCTAACTGCATAATGCCTAATTCTTTTGCGGTCTCCCATGCAGTTATACCGCCAAACTCTTTACAATATTTCAATATTCTATTGTGTTGATTGCTTAATCTACTCATCATTGACCTCCTTATGTCCTCTAATGATAATCTCAAGCGGAACAGACTTATTGTTGTCGTCCTTTTCGTTCTCAAACTGCTGCACAACTTTATCTACAAAGCCATACTTTGCCTTTAATAAGAATATACCGGCAGGGGCAGAATAACGGCCTGTAAGCGTTCTCGTTACAATACGGCTTTCAATTTCATCCTCAACCTTTTTGAATGCTCGACTTATATCTACGTTTTTCTCGTAGCGTTTCTTCATACGAGCCCACCAATCAAAATATATTCTCTCTCCGCTCAAGAGTTGTTTAATATAACAGATGCTTTCGTCAGACTGGAGCTTGTCATACATCTTGTTGACGTGATGAAGTACCACCTCAGGCAGATATATAATCGGCTTCGTCTTTGCGTTTGTTTTGCGTTTGACTTTCGTTACTTTCTTTGCCATAACAAGCTCCTTTCAAATTATTGTTATTTAGCCTTAAATTCTTCAATCCTTGCTCTAAGCTTATCAACACCGATCATAGCATTGTATCGAATACCGAGAGCATCGGCTTCAGCTTTCAAAGCATCAATTTCAGAAATGTTAGGTTCTTCCTGTTCAGGTTCTTCAGCCGGTTCTCCGTTCTCAGGTTCAGGATCTCCCTCAAGCTGTTCAGGTTCGCCATCTTCAGGCTGTTCAGGATCTGAGTTCTCAGGTTCTTCAGCAGGTGCAACTTCAAAAAACTTATCACCAAAGCGTTTACGAAGTTTCTTGTTTAGTTTCTCATCGTCTTTCATTAAGGCAATAAGTTCTTCTTTGTTAATTTTAACCTCAGGATGCTCCATCATCTGGATCAAGCCGTAACCATTGTCAAGCAATTCAAGTATTTTTTCATTAATCTTTTTCATCTTCCACCTCTACATATTCAGGAAATTCAGGATCGCCCAAAAGTTCGTTGCGGATCGCATCAATCTTTTCTTGAGCTTCTTTCTGGATTTCATACATTAGTTTAACCTTAGGCATCATAGCATCAAAAGCAGCTTTTGCCAACTCTTTATCTGAGAATACATAAGCACTTTCTTTATACGCCGTGCCGTTACCTGTATCAATCCCATAAGTACGATGGCCGTGTTTTGAGATTGTTTCAGCAACAACTACGCCCTCGTAAATATTAGGATTTTTTTCGGATAGTTTTAGATAATATACCTTTTTGCCAAGCATAAATATCTCCCTTACATACCGGGCATATAAAGCCCATAAGTTTCTTTTCTCTTGTTTCAGAGCTTTATATAAGCCTTGCCTTGACATACACAAATAGCGAGCAAAGCCAGACAATTGACTTCGTTTCGCTAACCTTGTATGTAAACGCTTGTTTCTCATATAATAACTCCTTGCGTTGAATATAAACGCTTAGTTTACAGTTGTCAAATAAAAAAAAGCGGCCGTACCGCCGCTTTCGTTCAACGTCCATAAATCCCACTCTTCAAACTCGTTAATTGTGGTAGAGTTATAAAACCTATTTTGCAGACTATCGGCAAATTTTCTTCAGGGCATTCCGTGCAAAATTGCCAATCACCCATCCAGTCATAAAATACAAAACCACTACGCATTTTAGGCGCTATATCTCTCATAAATTCTTCAATTGTCATTTTTGAAATACTCCGAGTTAACAGCCTCTTGCCAAGTCGGGTATTCGGCGATTTTTTTATGAAATAGAAAATCTTGGTTCTTTTCTTCCAAATCATAAACTTGAACATATCCATCAGGATAAATAACAGACATATATTTTAGATGAAAGATTTGAGTAATTACAAAGAATTCTCCATTTTGCTGTTTATAAATCTGGCCAATTTTAATCATCTTTCTCGTCCTCGTAAAAAGTTACTCATTGCTGTCCTCCGCAAAAAAATTCTTAAAGTCTGTTGCGCCGAATTGCCCCTCGGTCAGCTCTATGATTTCCGCGATTGTGTAGCGCGGCTTTAATTCTTTTAATCCGCCGACAAAGTGCTTCGTTCCAGCCTCACAAGCACCGGTAATTGCCCGATACATTTTGATTGCCTCTTCTTTCGTAACCACAGAATCAAGACTTAAATCTTCATATTGTGAAGTGTCGCGGTCGCTGATTTTATACATCAAATCTGCGCGCGCCTCTTTTATCGTGTCGCCGTGCGCATAGTTCACGCCGTCAGTTACGACGTATTTTGTTGCAAGTCCGATTTTTACCTTGTAGGCGTTTTTGAGTTTGCGCAATACTTCACAAAATATACCGTCAAAAATACGGTAACGCCCGTTTTGCCAACTTAATTTTGCCTTCGCCGACAACTGGAACTCAACCATATTTTGCGGTTTTTTAACTTTTGCCCTTTCTTTACTTGTAATTCCCGTGCCGCGTAGGTAAAGCGAACCTCCGACGGTCAAGTTATCCGGCAGGCTCGTAATTCCCGTGCCGCGTAGGTAAAGCG